GTCCTTCAACAAAACGGAGTCAATGGTGACGCCTGCGGCGGTGGTCTTTTCGTTGATGGTGTCCGTGGCTACTGCGGTGTTCGCAGTGATGGTCGTACCGGTAATCAATCCCGGAGTTGCGCCGCCGATCGTAACGTTGTCTACAGTACCCCCGTTGATGTCGGTGGTGGTCAGGACCGAAGAAGCCAGCGTGACTACGCCTGTGCTGTTCGCAATTGAACCCGCAGCCGTGCCATCCTTGGCCTTGAGATTGGTGACCTCAAGGTTGGTGGCATCAACGGTCGTAGTGGCCAGGGTCGTGCCGTCAAAGGTCAGCGCCGAAGACGCACCCAGCACGCCATTGTTATTGTACTGAACCTGCGTATTTGAGCCTGCAGGCTTGACGGAGACATTAACGAAATCCGAACCGTCCCACGCGACCAGCGCTTCCGTGCCCGCGGCGACTGCTACGCCGGTTGTAGCCGAACCTTTAATGGTTACGGTGGAATCCGACTGGTTGGAAACAATATAAGCCTTGCTCTGACTCGGCGCGACAATGTTGCGCGCAGTACCCGGCGTGCCGGTCGTAATAAGAATCGCGCTACGGGCTTCGTTGGTAGAGCCTGAACCGGTGGTGGTCAGGGTCCAGTCCGCGCCCGTGATGTCCTTGGTGGACGACCCTGCAATTGCGTCTTCAACCAGCTCGGTGATGCTGTCGTTTACAACGTCGCCCCAGGTCCCGGACAGTTCGCCAGTGACCGGAAGTGCGAAACCAAGAAGCGAGGTGTATTGAGTGGCCATGTTGTTTCCTTATGCTGCTACATCGACCGGGGTCCATCCGGGGTTTTGTGTATCCGGGACCTCCGTCCAATTTGGGTTTTGAGCGTCCGGGACCTCCGTCCATCCACGGACCAATACTACGCCAACTGCACCGGTTCCGGCTACACCTGCTGGATACAGGTTATCGTCGATCCGGATGGTTAACGTACCTATGTCACCGACGCCTTGAATACCCGTCAGTGTCTGTGTGTTGAGCGGCACTACTGTGCCTGCGACACCCGTGCCTTCTACGCCGGTCGGCACTTCCGTATTGTCAATCCGGATTGCAAGGGTACCGACTGCTGTGGTCCCTGCAACGCCTGTGACAACTTCGGTGTTGTCTACACGGATGGTTGCAGTGCCCGCAGCACCAGTCCCCTCTACGCCGGTGACAACTTCGGTATTGTCAATCCGGATCGCAAGAGTGCCGACTTCGCCCGTGCCCGCTACGCCTGTCAGCGTCTTGGCGATGGCCGGAACCAGTGTCCCGACTTCGCCGTTTCCGTAAACCCCGCTCGGGATTTCCGTGTTGTCTACGCGGAGGCTAACAATGCCCGCCGCCCCCGTGCCCGCTACGCCAGTAGTCGTCGCCTCAATGGGGACACCACCCCACGTGCTATAGCCCCAGCTTACCTCACCCCAACTGCGTAGTGGCACGACATACTCTCATCAAGCGATGCGGATGATGGCCGTTGCAGCGGCAGCCGACGGGAACTGCACCTGGAAGTCTCCCGAGGTTACCTGCTGGTCGCCGCCGAAGGTCAGCACTGCACACGCGGAGTTGCTGTTGTTGGTGTTGTAGATCAACGCGCCACAACTGGTGAACGTAGCACCGGTCCACGTGACATTGTCAAAATCACAGATCGCAGTGGTGCCGTCCGACGTCGGAGTGACGTTGGTCAGAGCTTCGCCACCCGTGGTATAGCCGCTGCCGCTCGCGACCTCATCACTATTGCCAGTCATGTCGGAATAGTTGGTCGTCGCTGCGCCATACGTGCCTGCGCCTGCCGAAGCGGACTTAAACAGTGCGATCTTGAAGGTGTCAGCACCATTGCTGAAATCATGCAGACCCTTGAACAATTCAACCTTGAACGAGGTCGGCATCGCGTTTGTGAGAGAAATCGCCATTTTAGTTCTCCAATAGTTTGATAAGCTCAGGATGCCCCGCCTCGCGGAAGCGATTGGCAAGCGTTGTGGCGTGCGAATCCACCGCCTGCTTCATGTACCGTACCAGCACATGACGGATTTGGTCACGGAAGGCTTCCGCCTGCTCGCGAATCGCCGGATGTGAATTCGATCCGACGTACACAATCTTGTCCAGCGCGATTTCTGCCAGTTCTTCTGGCGTAAAACCACGATTGGAAACCGCAGTGGCGGTTACCAGTCCGACCTCAGAGATTCCAGATGCAGTGATCATGGGCCCGGGGACTCCGACTTAATAGGAAGACGTACCATGCCGTCCCGATACTCATCCCGGCGGCGACGGCCTTGCTGTTCAATGCCGAGACCCTGAATCGCCTGCTTATAGGCATTCTCGTAGTACTGCAGCATTTCCAAGGGACCTTTGGTGTAACTGTACGCTTGGATCAGGCACGCATAAAGCAATGCTTCCGGTGCGTTGGTGCTGACCCATGTCGTAGTGTTGCTGGACGACAACTGTGCCGGGCGGTAGACATAACCGATTTCCACGGTATACGCGTCATCCGGGGTCGGCGCCAAGATCAAGGTGCTGTTGTCCCATACGGCGTAGTACTTCGGCACGCCGGTCTCTGTGCCGTCCGGCCAGTATTCCTTGATGAACGACGTATCACGGAGATCCAAGAACCGCTGCTCGCCAGCGACAGTAAGCATCAAATAACGATGCGTCAGGATGTCTGACGGGGCGCCTAAGAATTTTATGCCGGTCGTGGTCGTGCCAGTGGACTCTTTCTTGAAGTAGTCCAAGTCAATATCGCGCAGAATCCGACCTTCCGCCATCATGATGAACGTATCCACCACACCAGTAGTAAAGACATTGCTGTCAATCTCAGTGTAGTTTCGGATGTTGTCGACCAGTTCGCTGTAATTCATGAGATCGCTACCGTAACGGTACCTATTTGTCCAACGCCTTGTACCGGCTTCTGTACAGGGGCAGGCTGCATGCCAACACTCTGATAAGACGCCGGGGCAGGGAGTCCAACATACACGACTAAGGGCTCACGGCGCGCCGGGCGCGGATCTTCGAGCGCAATCGCATCCGCGCGATAGTTCAGCGGAAACAACTGTGGTTCTTTGGGCTCATAGTCCGACGGGCAGACCATGAACCCTTTCCAATTCTTACGAAGATCATGCAGCTTGTACCGCTGACCGCAGTAATCGCAGATCCCGTATGCGTATTTCCCGGTTGCGAATGCCATTAGAACAGTCCCAATCCACTCACCCAATTAGGCGACAAACTTTGGATTCCCATCATAGCGAGATAGCCTGAATAAGGCGAGGTGTTGTAGCCAATCGACGGGAGCGGGTTGTACATCCCATATCCGCTATACCCCATGCCATACGAAGTCGCAGGGGAATAGTATGGGGAGGAAAACTGAGGGGCTTGCGGCGCCTGCGGAGCGGTCGTAGTCGGCTGCTGCTGGACCTGATCCTCAACCGTAGACAAACGATTGTCGATACCTTGCAAAGTACCCTGCAATTCGCCCTGCAGGCCTTGGAACTGATCATTCAAGGAACCAATACCTTGGTTCAACTGATCCCCAAACTGCGTTTGGAAGTTACCTAGTTGGCTTTGTAGGTCACCGAACTGGTTGTTGAACGTGCCAAACTGATTTTGTAAGTCGGTGAGGCCCGTATTAAAGGTACCGAACTGGTTGTTCAAGCCCCCAAACTGATCCTGCAAGCCGCTAAAACCCGTGTTCAACGTGCCAAACTGGTCCTGCACGCTGTTCTTCATGTCAGAAAACGCGCTGGACAAGTCGTTGTAGTTGGTCGTCAAGCCCCCGAGCGTGCTGTTGATTGAGTCAAATGGGCTTGTGATCGGGGTGGCCGGGGTTAGCGGGGTTTCTGGCGGACGCAATAACGCGCCTCCAGGGCCGGAATCATACGCCGAGGCTACAGGGCCGGTAGGGCCGGAACCGAAAATAATTCCGGGCTGTGGGAGGGGGGCGCTAGGCCTTGGTTGTACCGTAAGCGACGGTTGCATTGCACTTGACATGCCCCCAGAACCAACCGCTGGAGCAATAACGTCGCCCATGGGAGTAACGGTAGCTAGCGGGTTTTTAAGTCCGTCACCCGTGACACGGGCAAAGTCTTCAAACGTCTCCTCTCCCGGAAGAACCACTTGGCCAAGAAAGCCTTCTTTACGCCGTTTCTCCGCAGCTGCTTTCGCCGCCTCATAACGTGTACGCATTTCCGGATCTTGTAGCCCAGAGTTGTATGCGTCTAAGTACGAACTGATGGCCACGTCAGTATCCTACCGCCGGAACAATACGCACACTGGCGGTATCGCGGTCTTCCAGCGCCGCGCGCTGGAAGTCTTCTTCATAAATCTGTTTCAGCATACCGACACGATCTGGCGCATATTTCAGCGCCAGTTGATACGCCAGCCCTGAAGTTAGGCAAGGCAGAAAACGGAAGTTGACGTCGGTCGTGTTGGTATACACGCCGCCATCTTGAATCCGACGGATCCGGTAGTACACCAATGTGTACGCCCCGTCTGCTGCAGGATATACGTACGCCGTCGGCGTACTGGAACGCTCGATGTAGATCTGTGAAGGACGCCCCTGCGAGTTTTTGTTGGGAAGATTCAAGAACTCTTCACGGCTAATCCGGTCGATCGTCACATCCTGCTGAGATGTACCGGTTCCGGTACGGATCACAGCAGACAAGACATTGACGGTGTCATTGCCGAGCAAAACGCTGTTATCGCCTTGAGTCAAGGATTTCGTCGCTTGCTCAATGGTCCACAGGTTCAGGCCACGATTGGCCCAGTCCAAAAACAACAGGTTCAATGAACGACGCGCCGACTCCAGCTGATAACCAGCCGTCATCCGCATGCCGCAGCGCTCGAAGGCCTCTTCTACAAGGTCGTCGATCGACAGGTCAAATGCTGTTGTTCCTGAAGTGGCCATACGTTACGGCTTACCGCAGCCTTTCTTTGCCATACCGCCCTTGCGGTACTTCTTCGTGACGCAGCCGCCC